AGGTCGGCGGCTGTGACGGAAAGGGTGAGCGCCCGCTCGTCGAATGCGACGAGGTTGACGCCGCTCAGCAGCGCGAGGCTGGCGACCACCGTGGAACCGGCACCGGCCTGGCCACGGTTGACGAGGGAGAGGGTCCGGCTGGCCGGGCTCGCAGCGCCGGTTACGGCGGCGTTCGCCGTGAAGGTGACGCCTACGACCTTGCCGGTGAACGGAGCCTCCGTGTTCTCGGACGCGGTCGCCAGGATGGTGACCGGGTCGTGGTCGACTCGCTGAACCGTCTTCATGCCCATTACGCGCCCACCGTCCGGAGGTAGCCGACCGGGTAACGCGTGTTCTCGGTCGGGTTGTCGTTGTTGATGGTGTTGCTGACCTGCCAGCCGATACGGAACTTCAGCCGGAGGGCCTGCATGTCCTGCTGCGGCAGGTTGTAGACGATGTTGCCGGAGTCGTCGGTGATGACGCCGTCCGTGATCAACTTGTACTCGATCCCGGACTTCACGCCGACGACGAACTGGCTCCAGTCGCCGCCGAGCAGGGCCACGCCGTTGACGCCCGGACCGCCCGAGACCGGCCACAGGCCACGCATCGGGTACATGATCTGGACACCGTCGACCGAGCGCAGGTCGCCGCCGACCCGGCCCTCGTCCAACTTCCGGCCCGTGGTGTCGCGCACCTGGCGAAAGCGCGAGCGGGTGGCGATCGGGGAGAGGTAGCCGGTGATGTCGTACCCGTCCTCCTCGATCTTGCCGATCAACTTGTCGAGGTCGCCCATGAACCCACCCTGAGCGGTGGTCGAGGTGCCGACGTCGATGTAGTTACCGGCCGCCGCCGCCGCCGCGATGATGTTCACCGGGAAGGAGGCGGGAGCGTTCGCGCCGAAGAAGACGGCCGAGTCGAGGACCCGGGCGAATGCCTCCACCAGGAGCGGCTGAGCCTCGTCCCAGATGTTGACCGACACGTCCTCCATGACGTTGTCGGGCACCGGCATGATCGTCGCGATCTCTTCGATCGTGAGGTACTTGTTGCTCCAGCCCATCTCGGTCGTCTGCTTCAGACCGGTGTCACCGGCCACCCAGTAGGCGATCGGCAGGGCCGTCAGGATCGGGAAACGCATCGATGTTCCCTGGACCGGAATCCGGCGGAACATGTTGAGGACGGCGGAGCCTTCCGTCGCCTTCCCCAGCATCTCGTTGGAGACCTGCTCGGGGATCAGAGGCGCGACATCCGACCTGTTGGTGATCGAGTCGTAGGCCCCGCCAGAGAAGCCGAAGATCGGCCGCCCGTCGGAGCGGAAGCCGATCGGCTCCCGGAGGTGATTCTTCACTGCATCTCCTGGGGGTCATGCGACCCCCAGGAAGGGGGCCGCTATCCGCCGCGCTTGGTGCGCGAGGTTCTACGCAGGAAGTCATCCATCGACATGGCACCGCCAGCGGACTGGCGCGCGCCACCGTCGAAGCCGATGTCTTCCTTCTGCCTGACACCCCAGTGAGGCTTGGCTTCCAGCAGGTCACTCAGTTCGCGTTCGATCGCCTTCGGGTCCGGCTTGCCGTCCCGTCCGAGCAGATCATCCACGTTGCTCCGCAGATAGTTGACCGCGTCGTCCGGGTCGGCGAACATCCCCTTGGCCTTGGCTTCCACCTTGGCCAGTGCGATTTCGCGCTGAGTCTCCTGCTGGATCTTCGAGCGTTCGGCTTCCCGAATCTTCTCGATGTCCACCGGCTTCTCCGAGGTGCCACCAGATCCCTTGGTCAGCAGTTCTTTCAACTGATCCGGGCTCTGGATCCCCAGTTCGCGCAATGCCGCCTTGTAGGGCCGGAACTCGTCCTGAGCCTGCCTGCGCTCCTGGCGCACCTTGCTCAGTGTCGATTCGAGCACCTTGACGGGATCCTTCTCCGCGCCGCCGTCATCGCTGCCGTCGTTGCCGGAGTCGGAATCACCACCGCCACCGTCGTCTTCGCCTTCGGCTCCCGAGAAGCCCCAGTACGGGCGGCCATCGAGTCGATATCCGAGCGGTTCGAACGGGGACGTTGACATGCGTTCTCCTTGGGGTTCGACAGCCTCGCGCTGTCCGATCGCACCAGCATCGCGCTGGCGAAGTGTGCGGGAGGTGTCGCGCCTCACCGTTAAGCGCGAGTGTACCCATATCGCTTGAGCATTGCCTTCGCCACCTCCTGGTTTCCGTTCGCGTCGCGGTAGATCTGCCACACGGTCGGACGCAGAACCACACCCCCGGCAATGGCCGTTCCGTCAAGATCACCACGCTGCTTCGGGTCCGGCTTGTAGCGGCGGCCATCGTCCGAGGTATACATCTTGGTCCGGCCAGCGTTCACGATCTGGTAGATGTCGGCCCCGTCACGGATCGCCTGGGCGTTGGCCTTGCCGAAGTAGTAGTCCTGCTCGGCCTCGGTCAGCGACTCGAAGTAGACCTTCGGGTTCGTCAGCATCTGCGTGCTCGCGGCCAGTGTGCAAGGCAGGTGGCGGCAGTCGCAGTTGGGGTGCCTCTTGAAGCCACTGTTCCAGCGGTAGAACTTCCCGGCCAGGATGGCGCAGTCCCCACACGAGGGCGGGGTCAGCATCCGGATCCAGCCGACCATCACCGGGCGGCCGGTCGGAGTCTGCGCATCGGCCACGGTCACGCCGACCGACTCGGCGGCGCGAGCGGCGTCCGAGACCTGCGTGCGCACCACCAGTTCCAGGAAGTTGCGCCCATGCGCCTTGGCCACCGCGTCGCTGAGCCCGGCCCGCTGCGACTCACGCAGTTTCACCACGGCACCGCGCAGGAGGCCTTCAAGGTCCCGGCCATCGGAGGCGATCCCAGCGAAGGCCACGGGGTTGATGACCGGGCCGCTGTAGCGGACATCCTGATCAGCCAGCACCTGCCGGATGTAGCCTCCGGCATCGGCGGCCACCAGTTCCATCAGGCTGGACAGCAGCACGTAGATCCGCTGGCCGATCCCGCCGATCGTCCACGAGTCCCAGGCCTGCTTCGCCTCCAGCGTTGCCCACAGGGCCAGCACGGTGGCCACCAGCCGGTCCGTCTCGGCCTGCTGCTCGGCCTGGTACGCCGCAGCCGTGGCGAGCGCCGCCTGCGCCTGCCGGGTTTCGGCCGGAGCGCCGGGCTGGACGGTCATTCCTTCTCCAGCGCTTCCGTGAGAATGCGAGTCCAGGCAGGCTCAAGTTCCGCCCGCCGCTCCTCCACTCGCTGGTGGAACGGTGCTTCCCTGGCTGCGAACTCCTCAGCAGTTGTCATGCCCTCTCCCATCGACCATTACGGATGAAGCCGTGGTCACCACAGATCCTGCACAGCAACGATGGCTCCAGGTGCAGTGGATCTCCCTGAACCAGGGTCCATTTGTCCGCGCCGGACCAGGCGTTGATCGGCAGATCGAACAGCACGCTGCCGCCGCCGCACAATTGGCCGTCCGGCTTCGGGTGATGGTCGATGATGCCGACCCAGTTGCCGTCCTGGTCCACGTACCGGCTGTAGGAATGCCCGTCCCCGATGTCGATCATGTCGTGCTCGGCTTCGGCGCATTGCTGCGGCGAGCGCGAGCATTGGCGCTGCTGGTGCCGCCGCTGCCCTTGGATCCGCGCGGCTGGCCGGGCTGTGTGCCCTTGGAGTTGGCACCGCCGCCGTTGGCCTTGGCCTTTGCCACCTTCTCGGCCGCCGCCGCCGCCTGCTCCGCCTCGATCGGCCCGGCCGCCGCCGCCCGGTACCGCTCGGCGAGGATCACCGTCGCGTCACCGGCCGCTGCCCGCTTCATCTTGTCCTCCAGCATCGCCTTCCAGCGCCGCACCTCCTCCGGCGTGGCACCCCAGCGACCCCACAGTGCCTCCTCCGGAACTCCGAGGTCACCCATCTTGAGCAGGGAGTCAACAAGTTCACCCTCGGTCCTGAACTCGGGGTTGCGCCAGACCACCTCGATGTTGACGCCGCGCCCGGCCGGGAGCCCGGCCAGTTGGCGCACCCGCATCTGCGCCATCTCCAGCGGATCGTTGTGGCCGCGCATCCGCTGACGGACCTTCGCCACCAGGCCCGACTCGGCGGCCTTCAGGGTGTCGCCGTTCACGTTGCTCATCGATCCGAGCAGGTACTGCGGCGGCGTCCGGCTCCGACTGGCCATGTCCACCACGTCGGCCGACTTCGCGTCCAGGTATCCGCTGATCTCGGCGGCCGCGAACTGGCCGAACTTCGTCTCCGCCACCTCGGTGGTCAGCACCCGGTCGCGCCCGATCTCGATGGCCGGGATCGGGTTGCCCTGCTCGTCCTCCTCCGGCCAGCCGGAGATCCACTTCTGCGGGAAGGCCCCGTAGTCCTGGGTCATCAGCCGGTCCACGATCGTCTTCACGATCCGGTCCTGCGTGTCCATCAGATCCTCGATCTCGGACCGGCCACCGGACAGCAGGCGGGGGTTGTTCGGCAGTTCCCACAGCGGGACGTAGCCGAGCCGGTTCGGCCCCTGGGCCGGTTCATTGCCGATCTCCCGCAGGTCCCAGATCGGCATCAGCCGGTTCTCGAACACGCCGGACGGCGACTGGATCGAGAACTGGGCCTCGTCCTTGGCGTTGGTGGCGAACTTGTGGATCGACTCCTCCAGGAACAGGGTGGCGAACACCTGTCCGGTCCATTCATCGGTCCACACCTTGAGCGCGGCCAGCGCCTCGCGACGGTTGGTGCCCGGCTTGAAGGCGATGACGATCTGGCTGGAGTGCTCCACGAAGATGTGCGGGGTCTTCGGGTCCTTCTGGTTCGGCTCGATCATCAGGTAGGAGTTGCCGGTGATCGCCGCTTCGAGAAGCCCCTGGTCGAACAGGGTGTCGAGGTTGTTGGCCTGCCAGATCCGCTGCATCTCCGCGTCGGTCTGGAGCGGGTCCTCGTTGGTGGTGTCGATACTCGGATCGCCATCGGTGTCCTGGGTGATCAGGAACCCCTCGACGGCCATCCGCTCGCACATCGCGTCGACCACCAGGCCGATGTAGTTGGCCCGGCTCATCTTCAGGACGCGGCGGAACTCGGTCGCGGCCGCCGGTGCCAGCCAGGGCAGCGGGAAGTCGCCACGGTAGTAGTCGTCGTAGGCGTTGATGATCGGACGCCGGTCCTGAAGCACGGCATACAGCCGGTTCACCCACCACAACGGCGTGCCGACCGGGGGGCCGATCTCCAGAGCCAGAACCATCTGTGTCTCCTAGTACGATCTGGCCCGGCCAGATACCCGGGTGAGTTTCCGCTTCGGCTTCCACGCCTCGGGTCCGATCGCATGAAGATCAGCCGCTGCCTCATGCGCCAGCGTATCGGCCATCGCGATGTCGATCTTCCGGTGAGCGTCCGGTTTCCCGAGGATGTACTTGTCCCCCGGCTTGGCCACTTTACGTGCGTTGGAGATGTGCTGCGCTGCCAGTGGATCACCGTCGTGCGTGGTCCGGCCCGACTTCAGGTCGTTGTAGGTGCGCTTCAGGGCCAGGAACATGGCATCGATCCGGTAGGTGCTCCACTCGAACACCTCCTCCTCGCCGAACTTCAGCGCCCACTCCCCGATCTCGCTGCGCCAGTCCCGGGGGTCGCAGTAGAAACGCCGCAGCCGGTACTTGCGCCCGATCTCGTCCACACAGGCGTTCACCTCACCGCGCGGGATCGAGCCACCCCACTCGCCCGGGTTCCAGTAGGCCGGGCGCTTGTCCGGCCCGTACCTCGGGGTGAAGCGGTAGCCGTCCTGGGTCTCCAACCGGATCGCCGTCCAGTCGTCGTTCTCGGACCCGTCGAATCCCCCGGCGACCGCCGTCCCCTCCGGTACGTCCCGGAACAGCACGTGGTACTTCTCCCAGAGCGCGTCGTCCATCCACTGCCCGAGCCCGGCCACGATGCGGTTGCCATAGAAGCGCTCGGCCTGGCCGGGGTCCGTCAGCATGATCTCGCTGGCCTCGGCCTCGATCGCGTCGAGGTCGACCCACCATGATCCCTTGTAGACGTACTTCAGGATCTTACGGCGCTCCTGCTTGTTCGCGAACGACCAACTGGACGGGGCGAGCCGGTGCAGACGGAAGATGTCCTTCTTCACCAGCGCCGACTGAGCCGTCTGCTGAGCCACCGAGTTCTCGCTCGGGTCCCAGCCGTTCGTGGTCTCCACTACCCGGCCACTCATACCCGACGCGCCACGGCGCTGAGTGTTGGCGACCTTCACCATGTTTCCGCCCTTGCCGTCCTTCGACATGGGCAGCCAGAGGCCGACCTCATCCTGCGGTACGAAGGTGACACGCTGGCCGAGCCGGGACTGGTTGTTACTGGTGACGGTGTCGATCCGGCCGCCGCCCGGCAGGCGCATGAATTCCTCACCCACGCGCGGGATTACGTCCGACAGTGGCCCGGCCTCGATCATCGGCTTCAGCGCGCCGTAGACGTTGTCGGTCTGCTCCTCGCTGAAGGCCGTGATCTGGATCAGCGGGGTGGGCCAGGGGATCCCCATCGGCTCGCCGGGGGAGTACTCGTAGATCCAGCCGCAGCCGCAGCCGTAGGTGCGGCAGTCGTAGACTTCACCACCCTCGGCCCAACCGGCGAACAGCGCCGGACCGCACGCCTCCAGGCAACACTGACTCGCTGTCAGCGGCCCTTTTCCGGCCTTCTGCGGCATGACGATCTGCGATCGCCGGTAGAAGAACGCCGGAGCACCCACAGCGGGGCGGCCTTCCAGCCGCGCGCTCGGCTTGATCCGGTAATGGTTGACGTAGAACCAGGTCTGCCAGTCGGCCAGTTCGTACGGCTGGCCCTTGGAGAATCCGTCAGGGATGACGCAGTGATGCTCGACCCAGTCGACCGCCACCCAGAGCGTAGGGAAGTCGACCAGGTACTCATTCTGCGGAACGGGTTGCGGCATGGGCTATCGGGCAATCTCGCGCGTGTTCACCGCTGGGATACCGGCAGACCTCACAGACCTTCATCGTGAATCCGCCGCAGCGCGTTGCGGGTCGAAGTCGTCGGGCACCCACACGTCCCAGCGACTGGCGGACAGCAGGAAGTCCCCACCGTCCACCAGGTCCGATCCGCGCCGGATGTAGAACTCTGGCGCGGTGTCGGTGCGCAGTTCGCCACCCGCCTCGGCCGCGACAGTGTCAGCGCGGTGCCGGTGCGAGTCGATGATCTGCTTGGCCAGCCGGTTCTTTGCCTCGGTCGAGGAGACGGCGTCCAGCAGTTCCCCCTCGGGGATGGCGCTTTCGATGTCGATCTTCACGCACTTCATTCGCGCTCCAGGGTGACGTAGCCACGGAAGCCGGGACGCTCTGCCAGGATTTCGGCAACCGTGGCCCGTTCGGCGTCAGTCGGCTCCGGCCCGGACCAGCGCTGATCGCCGTCCTCGTAGACCTGGCAAATGACCGACTGCGGCTTGGCCATCAGAACGGCGGGGCGTCGTCGTCGATATCTTTGACCACGTCGGTCTCCGGCTGCGGCTCATCATCCTCTTCGCGGCCGGTGACCACGGTGAAGCCGGTGCGCTCGCGGGCGGACTTGCGCGGACCCCGGCGCTGAGGTTCCTTCCCGTCCGCCACGGCAGCGGCGATCGCCCGAGCCTCGTCGGTACCCTCGATCACATACCGCTGCTGAGCGAGAGTGGCCGGGGTCAGGAGCAGCGCCTCGGACATCTGCTTCACGAACGTCCGCGCCTGAGCACCAGCACCGGGGCGCATGGCCTCCAGGTAGGTGCGTACGTAGAAGGCGACCATGTCGTGCACCCGGTCGGCTTCCCAGACAATGGCCTGCGGCAGCATCCAGATGCGCCGCCACATCAGCAGTTCCCGCTCGCTGGCTTCGCTGACCTCGTCCGGCCATTCCGGAGCAGGCTCAAGCCGCCCGGCAGCCGGGAGTTTCGTCCATTCCTTGCCATCGCGCTGGCGACGCAGCGCATTCGGGTTCGGCGGGGGTCCGCTGTGGGACCGTGCGCCTCCCGATCCGATTCCACCCATGCACGCAGTGTAGGGCGAGAAACAGAACAAGGCCCCAGCCGGAGCCGGGGCCTTGTTCACGATGGCGGCGTAGCCATCCGCAACGCATGACGACGAGCAGGATGTTCGCTGCACCAACGGGTGCAACTATACCAGACTTGTCAGATGCCTGTCAGGCGTTGGGGTCGGGCTCCACGGGAGTTTCCGGGGTGAGCGCAGCCTCCAGGCGCGAGTTGGCGTCGGTGACGCGACCCAGCGCGGCGTCAACCTCGGCCACGGCGGCGTCCCGGGCAGCGACCTGCTCGGCCAGCGCGGCGTTCTGGTTGACATCCTCCTGATCCTCGGCGGCCTGGGTGTCGAGCGCGGCCTGGACCAGGGTGGCGTTGGCGGCCCGCTCGGCATCGAGCGCGGCCTGGAGTTCGCCAGCGTTGCTGTTCACCAGGGCGAGAACTTCGGTGATGTTCGTGTCGAGACGATCGAAGCCTTCGTTCAGAGTCACAAGTTGCTCCTGAATTGAATCGATGCGGGTGGATTGAGCCAGGACGGCCTCGTAGATCGCGGCGAGCGCATCGCCGAGAGGCGCATTCCTGATGTCCACGGGGATGTCTGCCACGAGCCTGAGGATACCGCGATCGACAGCGAAAGGCCCGGCCACTGGTCCGGGCGGCCGGGCCTGCTCCGGAGCACATCACCCTGCTGGCGGGCTCTGCTACAGACATCTCCGGTGGGCCGTCAGGGTTTCAGCGTCCAGCACGCCAGTCTGACCAGGATCAGGATACAGCGAAGCCCCGACGTTGATCCATGGTTTCGACTCTAGGCAGATCCGGATTTCCAACCGGCTGCTTGCTGTCGTCGCCTCAGGCGTCGGGGCTCGCTGGCCGCGAAGAGGTGGGCTCAGTCCCTTGCAGGATATGGCTCACATTGCGCGATCCCCGGGAGTCCATCCCCGGCCTACCTCAAGTCCCGTACCAGTGGCGGACCACTCCACCGGCAGCGCGCCGGGATCTTGGTGCTCGCCGCAGGCTTGACCCTGTGACGAGCGCCCGACTGGTGCACGGCGTCGGCCCTGAAAGGCGTGCAGTGATCGGACCTGGCCCAGCCCTGGAACGAAACTGGCGCGTACCCGTTATGTATCGTGCCTTGTGGTGGAGGTCGGATTTGAACCGACGATCTCCTGGTTATGAGCCAGGCGAGGACTCCGAACTCCTCTACTCCACTATGCACCCCGCATCGCCGCGCACCCGTGTAAGAAAATCCACCGTCCCGGCGCTGGATCAAGGTGTGCGCTGTGCTGTCGCCGGTTCGCTCTGCGGGTTCAAGCATAGGCCGGGCTGACGGGAGTGCGTCCACTCTCCAGCAGCCAGCAGGGACTCCCACCTTGTATCGCACCGAAGTGCTGACCTGGCGACCCATGCTCTGCAACTCAACTCCCGGCTCCCGGGTTGGGATTCGAACCGTCTACAGAGCCATCACGCTCTACCCGCGAAGCCGTTCGTTTTCGTTGCTGCGCCTAGCATTCCACGGTTGTCAGGCGCTTGTCAAGTCCTTCTGGTCCTGATAGCCCCAGAGGAATCCCAGGGTGATCCAGAGCCAGCCGACCCAGGGCACTCCGTCCTTCGTCCTGCCCCACCGTGGAGCCAACCAGGCATTCCTGTCATGGCCGATGAACACCTGCGGCGGTCCTGCCGAGATGCCGATCAGGTCCCAGCGCAGGACATGCCAGCCAGCCTCGGGCGAGGCGTACGTGGTCTCCTCGGGAACCGGCAGGCTGCTGAGGATTTTTCTCATGATTTGCCTCCAATCTCGTCGTCGATCCTCAGGATGCTGACCTGACAGGTGATTGTCAAGTCTCGTCTCGATTGACGGGCGCGTGTCAGGTAGTTGACACGTTTAGAACCCGCTCGACGGAAAATTACCC